GCGAGCCATCGACGAGACAGAACCATGTCGGCTTTCCGTACTTGTTCGGCCGCCCGTAGGTCATGTCTTCGGCGTTGAACGAGGCGTTCAGTGTTGTGACCGGACCGGCTGACAGCGGGCTGATCGGCGAGCTTGGGCGAAAGAGGTTGTAGGATGGGCCGAGATGCTTCGCGCTGATCCCGTAGCCGCGGTAGATTTTCTGCTGGATCGTCGCGAACGTCGCCATCAGACCACCAGACTATTCGATGGACCGCCGAATTGAGGGCCAGCCGGCACGCCGAGAAAGTTGCACAAACGACGGCGCCACGAATCGAACAGCGCCTCACGGTCGCGCAACTCGTTTTTGTTGTGAGTCCATACTGCAGCCTGCGCAGTATCGAGGTTATCGCTCGTCGTCGGGATCGCGTTCTCAAGCGTCGCGAGATTCGTCAGATACGTGTTGACGACTACCGCGCCTTCGCTCGTGCTGATGTGCTGCAGGCGGTATTCAAGCGCCAGATAGTTGCGCTGGAGCCATGGTGCAGGAAATACCACAGCGCCATCGCCATACGCCGGATACCCGCAATAGCGCCGGATGTCGACGAGTTGCGCATCGGTGAAGGTGTAGGCGACGAAAGGCATGGGTTACTCGAAGATTGCGCCAGCCTGCACAAGCGCTGCGATGGTTTTTGCGTCCGTTGCGGGATCGAATTCGGTGCCGGCCGCATAGAACTGGCACGTGCGTCCGTCCTCAATGAGACCGTGATTCTTTTTCAGAATGAAGCGCTCGGCTTGCTGCTCCGGCGCGTCGTCGGGTGTTGCTTTCGATGGTCTTGCCATCTCGACTCCTGAAAAACGGGAGGGTTAGCCCTCCCGTATTGCCGATTAGAGCGACTCGAGCATGATCCCGCGCTTGGCCGCCGAGTTCGTGGCGGTCGGGATCGTGTTCGGGTTCGTGGTCACGTCGGTCGGAACCACAAAGCCGCCGATGTACGACCACGTTTGCGTCACGACCTGCTTGAGCGCGTCCAGCGGCTCACGCGTCACGTGGGCGATGCCTTCGATGATCGTGATGAGCTCGTCCTTGTCGACCGTGGCGAGCGCTTCGCTGTAGGCTTCGTTCGTGAACTGGCCTTCGACGAGTGCGCCCTGGCCAACGAGCAGACCGCGGCGAACCGTACCCACGCCGGCCAGCGTCTGCACCGGGTTGAGGTTGGTTTCCTCGATGCGCACGCCCAGCATCTCGGCGATCACACCCTGGCGATATTCTTCGCTGGTGATCTGACCGCGGAAGAATTGCTGGAATGCCGGATCGGCATAGAGGCCCGTCGCCTGCATCGGGTCGACGTACAGGTGATACATGCCCGTCGCGTCAACCACCGGCACAGCGTTGGCCTGCATCGTGGCTTTCGCCTGCAGAACCATCTGCATGGTCAGGCGACCGCTGTTGATGTCGTTCGTTGCCGAGATCGCAGCCGTGGTCGCGGCCATCGTGTTGTTCGACGTCAGGCTTGGGCGGATGACATACGGAGCGACAGCCGACACGACAGCATTCAGGGCAGTGCCGTCAGCGACGGTCACATTGCCCGAGAACGTCAGCGTGCCCGAGATGCCGCCGGGCGTCGTCGACACGTTCGATCCGTCAGCCGCAAAGCCCGTCAGCGGGTAGACATTCGAGCCGATCGTGACGTTGACCGGATTCGAACCCGATACCGCAACGACTTGGCCAGAGCTGTTCAGCGTTTGCTGGAAGCCACGGATGTCATCGACCGAGATCGTTGCAGCCGGGGCGCCCAACGTGGTGCGCACGCGCGTATTGCCGCCCAGGTACGTATTGAACAGCGACTGCTGGGCCAGAGTGTCGACCGAGCGGAAAGCTTGCTCGCCAAGGGCGTAAGCGTTGCGCAGGAACAGGTCCGAGATCGCGACCTTTTGCGTCACGATGTTCAGTTGCATGTTCGCAGCGTACTGCGCGACCGACAGAATGTACTGTTCGACCGAGTAGTTCTGCGGCGTAAGACCCGATGTGATGTCGCTGTTGGCAGCGGGTGCCATCGGGGTCGTCACAGCCTGCAGAAGGCCGGTACGCGTCTTGGTGATCGTTTCACCGATGTTCGCGGTGAAGGGAACGCGGTCGGCGATCGCACGGAAGCCGAGCTTGGCCTTCAGCGGGAGGCCGAATTGATGTTCCAGGAAGCCGGTCTGGATAACGCTTTGCAGCGAGGCCGGCAGATTGTTCAATGCCATGATGGATGAGTCCTATCGGAAAAGGGGAAATTGCTTTCGCTTCCCCTCGTCGTCAGGACTCACGGGGCGTTGCAGATACTTCGGTTAATGCTTGATGTTCAGGCCCATTTCACGGGCCTTGGCCGCGCGCTCTTCTGGCGTCGCGGTGCGCGCGTCGAAGGGCTTCGGCGGGTCTTTCTTCGGTGGGGTGCTGGTGCTGCTTGAACTCGTCGCCTCCTTGAACAGGTACGGCTTCGATTCCTTCAAAGCCGCCATCAGTTCGGTCGCGCCAGTCACTTCGCCTTTGTCGTCGATCTTGATTGCCGACAGATCGGCCAGCTTGAGACCGTCAAGGTCCACCATGCCGGCTTTGAGTGCTTCGGCCTTGAGTTCTGCGCGGATAACGCGCTGATCTGCTGCGGAGTGCCCGTCCTTCACCTTGGCGTCAGCGTCAGCAGCGGCCTTGGCGGCTTTTGCTTCGGCCTCGTCCTGCGCTTTCTTCGCTGAGTCGGCGGCTTCCTGAGCCTTCTTTTCAGCTTCGATGGCGCGGGTGCGGTAGCTGGCGTTTTCCTGGCGCAGTTCCTGCACGTATTCGCGGGAGAACGTCTCCTTGCCGGCCACGGTAGGCGGAGTTGCAGACGGAGCGGAAGAACCCGGATCGACCGGCTCACCTTCCATCAGGCGGTTTTGCAGCATCAACTGGCGAAGCAGATTAGGCATCTAGCCCTCACAAAAGAAAAAGGCCGCATCTAGCGACCTGTTGTAGATCCGGCATCAAGCCGGGGTAGTGCGGTTATTCGTTGATCGCGACGGCCTTCTTGGCGTCAGCATTGCGCTGCGCCATGTCGGCATCGGCCAGAAGCTTTTCAGCCTTGGCGTCCTCAATGTCGTACTCGGCAGCCAGGATCTTGATCGCCGTTTCGCGGCTGAGCAGACCCGAATCGCAGAGTGTCTTGAGCGTATTGGCGCGCGCCTGCATATCGTTCAGCGTCGGCGCAAACCATGCCGGCCAGCGCAGGGCAATGCCGTTCTTGTGATCGATCTTGCCGACCGCCTCTCCATCCCTGAACGTGAGCTTGAACGACTGCGATGCCTTAGCGATCATGCAGATGATCTCGTGCAGGGCACCTTCGCCGTAACTGATGCGCAGTCGGTCGGCGAGGTTCACCAGCGCCTGTTGAGCCATTTCCATCGCCCGGCCAGACTGCACCGATGCCATCTTTTCCGGCGACGTCTGGTTGCCGTGCATCACTTCCAGCGCAATTTCACGCAAATGCTTGACGTAATCGAGTACCGCAGCGGCGCCCGTGCCGTTGATTTCGAGCAGTTTGGCGTCGCCATCGGCGCTGACCTTGATCGCATTGGCCGCGCCTTTGACGGTCGGGCCCTGCTCACCGAACGCCGGCTCTTTGATAAGCAGCGTTGGATCGGACGTGTATTTCAGGCCGCGACCAGCCTGCGAGAGTTGATAATCGATCTCGATCTGCGTCTCAATGGCTTCATTGGGGAATGTCGGCAGACCGTCAACCGAATCACCTCCTGGAAGATTTTTGACCCAGACGACCGGCACGAAGCCGAGCTTGTGCGTGACGGTTTTCGCCTCGTCGATCTTCGGCGCCTGGTCTTCGGCGGCCACCTTCCAGGGGATAAACCATGACTCCGCACTCTCGTCCCACACCCGCTGAAACCAGAACGGCGCGTTCAGATCATCGGTCGCAATCGTGTAGCCCTGATCGGCTAGCGCCTGGCCGCTGACCTTGTACTTCTCGACCACCTCAAGCAGCGTATCGGGCGCCTTTGGATTCCATTTCGGCGTCAGGAAATCCGTGCTTGACACATCCAGGAACACGCGCTTTTCGAGCACGCGGAACAGGATCGCGACAGAGCCAACCGACCCGCGCGTCGCGGCGTCAATCATGACCTCATTTAGCTTGATCTCTTTGATCAGCTTGGTGATCGCCGCTTTCTGATCTGGCGCCTTCAGTTCGACGGTCGGGAAGTGTCCCTCGGAGAACAGGAGCGAGACGGAGTCGTCCACAACGGTTCTGCAGAGATTCGATCGCACACAGGGCCGGCGCTCACGCAGCGGCACATACTCATCTGCACCCGTCTTTTCCTCGTGGAAAGCATGCGGCAGTTCGTCGTACAGCGTGCCATTCAGCACGCGCTGCAGGACTTGGAGGCGAAATGTCCGCTCCGGCAAGTCCTTATCTCGCGGCAGCTTCTGCTGGATGGTTTTGAACATATCAACGATTCATGTGGGGGACGTGCGTGCTGTGCGTGACAGTCGGTTTGGCGACCGGGAACATGTAAGCGAGCGGGTAGCCCGCGGCGTCGCACATGTGGTCCTTTCCCGATTTCTTGTCGGGCTCGCCATTGTCGTCGTACACCTGTTGCTCAAGGCATTCCGTCAACTCAGGACAGTTCTTCGTGTTGACCATCAGACGCCGCTCGCCGTCACCATTGAGGATTAGCGCATTGACCGCATTGACGCGATCCTTCACGCGCGGATTCGTCGAGTGCGCGCGGATCTTGAACCCTGCGTTCTGTAGAATCGTCAGATCGGAAACGCTGGCGCTCTTGCTACTGGTGTTCTTTCCGCTGGCGTCGGGAAAGACGATGATCTCGTGGCCGCCAAAACGCTCTTTCATGGACTGCGCCATGGCTGGCGTGTCGCGCTGCTTCGTCAACTCGGCAACCGCATGAGGATGGCCGCCACGCATCACATAAATGACCGTGGACATGTTGTTGACGTTGAAGTCGTTTCCCGAATACAGGACTTCGCCCGGTTGAATCTCGGTATCGCAGTGATTCAGCGTGCGCGAGAATTCCGGGTAGACCGCACCGCTCGTCAGGTTGACGAATAGACCTTCGAGGTACGCGGCCAGCAGATTCGCAGGGTAGATCGCCCGCAACTGGTCGACATACCCATCCGGCAGGAACGGATTGCTCGAGGTCGGTGCGCGGTAGAGCCGATAACCCGGCTTCGGCTCTTTGCCCCATACCTGATAGACGTATCGAAACCCTTCGGGCGTTGTCGCAATGGCAAGCGAATTCAACTCGCCATCGGGCTTTTTCTTCCGGCACCGGGCCAGGCATTTGCGCCATGCGTTGCCAGCCTTCTTTTCCTCAAGCGTGTCGAACTCATCGATCCCGCCATCGGAGATTTCAAAGCCAACGATGCGATCGGGATTGTCCAGCGTGCGGAAAATCACGCTTCCGCCGGTCCCGATCTTCATTTCCTTGTCCGACTTGTTCAGCTTGTGCCGGATCTTCATCGCATCCAGGCGTTCCTCGAACTTCGGCCATGCAATGAGGCTGATCAGGTCATACGTCGGCGCAAAGTAGCCCACGTTGAACTGCGGATAGGCCAACTTCTTCATCATCAGACGCGTCACGAGCGCGTCAGATTTCCCTGCGCCAAATCCACCAACGAACGCGGGGAACTGGTCTTCGGAGAAGATGAAGTCTTCCTGCGGCTCAGTCAGCGCCAGGTCGACTTCAAGTTCACTCATCTCGTTTTGCTCGGCGCACTGTAATGCGGATCGATTCAGGTGCGTTCTCGTCTTCGTCGGCCCTCAGATCGCGCCGGGCCAGCTCCAGCTTCCGTATCAAATCAACCTGGCGAATGATCAGATCGGCATAGTCGGGAGCCGCGGCCTTGAACTCTTTCTTGTCATACGGCGCCATGTCTTCGGTCGCCGGGTCGTAGGCCATGCCGATCTTGCGCGTGACTTCCAATGCGCCGTCGACCATGTCCTGCAACTCGATCGAACCGGAGAGGCGCACGTAACGGTGCAACTTGACCCGAGCTAGCCGGATCTCGTCGTCAAGTGAGCCAACTTCGGCGCGCTCGTAGAGAAGGCGCTCGTCGGGGAGCAGGGCGTCGGAGTAGAAGCCGTGCTTGACGGCGTTACTGTTGCCCTTCGGCGCGCCAGTGCTGGCACCGCCATGAAGTTTGCAGCGCGTCCTGCCTTCCATTGGAGCCCGTTTGCACGGTGCTCCCGAGCGCGTGCGGGCGCCGCATGTTCCTGCCATGCGTGGCCTCATTCATGGGGTTGTTTCGGTTATTGGCCGGTATCAGGCGGAAATCACTTCTCGGCTTGCGGCGAGTCGCCACTTTTTACTCAAGCCGCTTCCAGCATGCCGACATCGCAGCGATGTCTTTCAATCTCGCCGTGTTCGCGGTGATGGACGATGCAGCACATATCCCGGCCAGCCCGGTAACCGTGTCCGGCAGCGTAAGCGTCCTGTGCGGCGAGCGTCCGGAAAGACTCACAGACGACGCCAGGCAGTTCCTTCACGCCCTTGGAATGCACATGGCCGGTGTACCAATACCGGTGCTTGGTCGCGCCCCAGTCCTCGGCGCGATCGCAGGCCATGATGCCGCCGAGTTGTTCGTGCTTGGCTGTATCGCCATGCGTCGAGCCGATCAGCACCTTGCCGAACTTGAAATACCAGAACTTCGACGGGCCTAGGTCGACTTCGACCCGCGGCTCATTCGAGAAGTAGGCCGCCAGCGTGAAGGCGAGCGCCCATATTGCTTGCGGATCGTGATTACCAGGAACGGCCTTCACGATCACGCGGGAGTGTTTCTGTAGCGCGCGGAGAATCGCGTGCCGGTATGTCTCGATGCCAACCTGCAAGACCTTGACGAATCTCGAGTCGACGTCGAGCTGATGCCGGTGCGCCGGAGTCTGGTTGGTCTGATCATTCATGTGATACACGTCGCCGAGGAGCAGCAGAATCGCTGTCTCTGCGGCGGGCGCAGATGCGACTAAACGGTCAACTGCTCCGAGCGTGAGCTTGCGGCCGATCTCCAGATCGAAGTCGTTTCCGCATTCCTTGGCCCATGTGTAAAGCCCGACGTGCGGATCTCCGAACGGATAGACCGCGAGAATGTCGGGCTGCGAATAGGCCGGTGCAGCAGTAAGGGGCGCGAGACCTTGAACTGATTCAGTCAGAACGGCGATGGCCTCGCGGGCGATTTCTTCGGCCCGGTTGCCGTCGCGCTCGGTCTTGACCCACTGAATGGCGATGCCATCCTCGGTGTAGGCGGTCGACACGCCCTTGACGCGAAAGCCATCGGGCACCGCGTGCGTCATATCGTACGCCGGCGCATACCCCATCTTCGCCGCCCGCTTCTCCAGACTCTCCAGCGCGCGAATCAGCACACTGTGGTGAATGCCGAGCGCTTTGGCCGCGGGAGACGGCTTGCCATGCGTCTCGATCGCTTTCAGAAAGGAAATTTCCCGGGCATCGGCAAATTCTCGCAATCGCGGGTCAAATTGTCGTGCCACGGCTTCCCCTTTAAGAGCTCAAATGTCCCCGGAATTCGCCACACCATGCGTCCGGATTCGTTTCTGGATGTGCCGGCGCTGACGTGCCGGTCGCTGGGTCATAGACAAACACGGGCGGATAGCGATGGCAGTACAGACCGTCGCCGCGCTTGTGGTTGCTGAACCTGCAGTTCTTGCATATCTCCGTCCTCTCAGCGACGACTTTGACGGTCTTGCGAGCAGGCATCGGAGACTCAAATAAAAAAGCCGCCCGAGAGCGGCAGACGTCGAGGGGGGCGACGCGAGGAGATTGGGGCCGGTGTTGTTTATGCGCCCGTTATCGGCGCCTGGCAGAATCCGGCAACTGCACCTGAGGCGAGGGAGTCCGCTACCGCAAGCACGTAAAGGCTGGCGCGGTCATCGCGGCGGCGCAATCTAGTGAGCCACATCACATGCGGCAATGCGCTCGACCCTGG